AGAGAAGTGGGAATTACCTTTGCACCATTCTCATAGCGTTCATGTTGAAACCACTCGTTAGTAAAAGCATAAACATCAAAAGGAATGTTTGCTTTCTTGCAGAACCAAATTAGATTATACAGTTGCTTACAAGTATCCAAAAGAACGTTACTCATCGATCCAGACCAGTCCAGAACAAAGACCAGACCATGATTCTTGCCATCAGGAATCACAGATACTTTCTTGAAAATGTCTTCATTATATTTGTAAGTATGAAGTTTGGTGCAATCAAGAACACCAGTGCGAGAAGTAGTTGCACGAGCATAAGAATCTGCTGCTTTCTTACATTCAAACTCTTTGATCAGATAGTTTACTTCTTTCTGAGCAGACTTTTTGAATTTGGCATACTCAGCATCAGGATGATCAAAGGGATCATAATTGAAGTTAGTATGACCACGTTCTTTTGCATCTTGATACAACCTGTTCAGATATGTGTCATAGTAATCAGAAATATATTCATGGATCTCAGAATTCTTTGCGATAGCAACATCACAATCAATTTTCGGAACCTCAACATAAATTTGATCACCATAAGAATTATCATTCAGGTTCTCCAACTTTTCTGACAGGTTAGAATCAGTAGCAACTTCAAGATCACTATGATCATTAGTTGGAGAGGGATTATCTTGATTATTCAGTTGATCAGATGAAGATGGTTGATCTCCCTCATCACTACGATTCTGCGGAGACTCTTCTTCACCTTCCTCAGAAGAATTACTTTCAAAAGATTGGTTCTCCATTTCACTTTGAGGAGATCCTTCCTGATTAGATTGAACATCACTTTTCTGCTCAGTCTTCTGGGGATCAGAATCCTTACAATACTTGTAAAGAATTTCTGCTGCATACAAAGCATCATCAAAAGTCTCAGCACTCTCAATGATACTGAGAATTTCAAGTTCCTTTGCAGTAAAAGGGATATCTACAAAATTACCAACTTTACAATGAAGATTGACACGATCTGCAAGATTAAAAGAACTCAAATCTTGATCAGAAATGCAGAAAAAATCATCATCATTCATTTCTTTGTATCCTTTGTAAAAGGTCTTTGCAAGACCAGGATACTTACGCTTCATAAGTTTCTCAATTCGAACGTCCTCAGTTACATTTACAAACTGCTGAGGAACTTGAACTTTCTCTGTCCAATCTTCATTTGAAGTGAACAGGGCATGACCAACCTCATGACCCACCAGAAGGTCATAGACGGTGCTGGAAGCACGGTTCCAGAGGGGAAGGGTAAGAACCCTGCGCTCAACGTCAAAAGACGCCGTGGAGACCTTACGATTCTCAATGATGAGATCTTCGGTAGCAAGCAGTTTGGCAAGTTGTCCTTTGATCTCGGTATTGATGGTCATGAGTTCTTTTCGTGTATGTACAGTATCATACAAGAAGACCCCCACGCTTGGTGGAGGTCATGTGACGCTTCTTGAACTGGCGGAGTGCTTCACGCCTTGCTCTTAATGCCTGAGGTTTAAGTTTCCTCTTTTGTTCTTTTTTAGAGTGGTGTTGCCAGTTAGGGACTTTCATTTTATGCAACCAGATTGTTGTCATAGAAGTATTTAACACGCATTTTACGAACCATGGAAAGTAGTTCGTATTGTTCGCGATACTCTTCCGAAATAATAGGAGTTTGTTTTTTAATCTCCATCATTCGACGTAGAGCTGCATTTCCACCGATACCAGAATCTGCAACCATTTGCATTGCTTTCATTTGCAGATCATCACGCTTTTCAATGAGATCCTCAATATCAGTGAAAGCCCTTTTCTTCATTTGAAGATAGACTTGTCGGATTTCTTCTTTAAGTTGAATTGCAGTCATGGTCTTTGGCGTTTACCTGACCAATATAGCACGGAACGATCTGATGTCAAGAGCTCGATATGCTGCTGAACCCCTTTACCTTCTCAAATCGGACTACCGTATCAAACTTCTCAGATATTTCTCCCTTATGTGAGATGACAAATATATTTGCATCTTTAATCACAAAACGAATGATCTTCAAGAAATCATCAGTACCAACACTATCCAAAGATGAATCAAATACTTCATCAAAGATCATGATGTTTGTATTTACTGAATTTTTAATTTTGGCAACTTCTCTCCAAGTGAACAATAATGCCAGGTCGATTCTTTGCTTTTCACCTTCGGAAAAGGAAGAATAAGAAAAGTCTTCGTGAATAGGAGATTGAACAATCTCGTTGAATTCTTCATCAAGTTGTAGATTGATGTAGAAGTCCATCATTTGTAGATACTTATTGACCGATTGGTTAATAAGTGGAAGATACTTTTTAATGATGTTGGACTTTACACCACTATCTTTCAAAAGTGAATATGTATAATCGAAATATTCAATCTCCTCTCTTTTTTCCGATAAAGTGTTAAAGGTTTTATTCAGTTGTTCTTTGAAGAGTTCTAACTTCTCATGCTCAGAACCTCGATTTGCAAGTTTGTCGGTAATTCCTTGAATTTCCGATTCCAAATCTCTTGACTGTTTGTTGAGTCCAGAAATTTGAACATTGCTTTGAGAAATGCCATTCGTTAGTTTCGTTACCTCTTTTGATAGATTAAGAAATTGGAGTTCTCTGGTTTCTTCCTCTTCTATTTTGGATTCCAATTCAGAGAGACCTTTTTGTAACTCTTTTATCGAAGTGCCAAGAACTCCTATTCTATTTAACCGAAACTGTTCTTCAATCGATTGAGTGCAGGTAGGGCAAACCTCATTTTGGTTAAAAAAGTCACTTTCTTTCCCGACACTCTCCTTTTTCTGTTCGATCTTACTGCGAAGATTTGTGAGTTTCCTGACTTTTGAAGAAGCATCAATAAAGTTTTCCAGATCCTTCTGTTTCTGAATAACAAGATCACTCATCTTCTGAGACTCCTCTTCGAGAGAAGAAATCTCATCAGTGATCTTCTTGATTTTACTTTTTCTTTGATCAATGTCTGCTTGACCACTTTCCTCAATTTGTTTGATAAAGTTATCCTGCATAGTAACTTTATCTTTAAGGGAATCCTTTTTAAGTTCTAGGGTTCGAACTTCATCCCTAGAAGAGCGAATCTTTTCTTTAATTAGGACATTCATTGAGGAGAAAATTTTAATGTCCAAAAGATCCTCAATCACTTCTCTGCGGTGTGCAGCAGAAAGTTGCATGAAGGGAATGAAAGTGCTGCTTCCAAGAATTACAATCTGAGTAAATGACTTGTAGTTCATTTTAAGAACGGACTGCTCGAACCATTTCTGCTGATCAGCAGCAGAGGCATGTTGATCTAACAGTTTTCCATTCTTATGGATTTCAAAGATATTTGGTTTAATACCTCTTACGATTTTCCAACGAGTGTTTGAAATTCTAAACTCAACCTCAACGCGACAATCTTTCTCATTTACACTATTGAGAAGTTGTGGTTTATTGATTTTACGATATGGTTTGCCAAATAAAGAGAACGTAAGAGCATCAAGCATCGTACTCTTACCTGCACCATTGGTTCCAATGATTAGAGTTGTTGGCGAATTTGTCAGAGTAATTTCGGTAAATTGATTTCCAGTTGATAGGAAATTTTTCCAACGAATCTTTTCAAATAAAATCATGATCGATATGTTTTGGAGGTATTACAATGTCATTTGGAGTAATGATCGTATATTGATGATCATTGATTTCACAAACGTGATAGATAAGTTCTTCATCAACTTCCATTACGTTCATTTCGGGATATCCATCTTCTTCAAGGAGCATGGCATATCTAGATGCATCATCTTCCTCTTCGAATATGTAAAGAATTTTCTCACCATCTTCGTTTGCAACCGAATATGCACCAGTTTCCTCTTCTTTTCCGTAAATAGTGAGAATGTACATATTAGACTAATTCACACGCTTCTTGGTATATAGAAGAAATTATACCCTGAACTCTCGATTTGTCTAGGTCAATTTCAGACTCGTCAATATATCGATTCAAAATTGACAGAGTATCTTCTGATTCATATGCAGAGAAACTCTCTTTATCATACCAACCACTGAAATCATGGTTCTCTACAATCTTTAAGTCTGCAACTCCCGAAGAGTAAAGTTTGTCAATAAATCTTTCGTACAATTTATTGTCAGTCTTTTTACGAACAATAACTTTTACAATCTTGTTCTCATAATGCGAAGTATCAAACAACTTATAGTTTGTGTCTTCGTAATAGATGTTATGAAAGAGTTTATAAGGATTGTCCACATGAACATGTTCAAGAGTTTTTGTATCAAAGATAGTAAACCCTCTTGTGTCGTTCACATCATTCCAGAACATTTCATAAGTATTTCCGAGATAGAAAATCTTTCCATCATCAGAACGAGTGTGGTAATGACCCGAAAAGACTTTTTCAAACTTTTTGAAGGAATCTACATCCATTCCATCTTCCATGACATGACCACGATGTGCATAGAAACCATTGAGTTCTAGGTGTCCAAGAGCAACCTTCGACTTTGTTCCTTTAATTTTGAACAAGGTCTTCTCATAGTTTTCTACATTGATCCAAGGTAAAAGAAGAAATGGATCTCCATCAAGAGTGATCTCATCACACTCAGTATAAACCTTGATATTGTCGTAACCAGACAAAAGAAGACCTGGCGAATTTACTGAATTAGTATTCTTGTAGTAAATATCGTGGTTTCCAGTTACAAGGTGAACATCATACTTTGACAGTGGGTCAAGAACGACTCGTTTTGTCCATTCAAGACTTTGATAATCAATCGACTTGCGACTGTCAAATGCATCTCCCATGTGAATCACAGTTGTGATTCCTTCTTGTTCTAGAGTTGGAAAAAACAGATCTCTGTAAAAAAGTTCAAAATAATCTTGAAATAATTTTGACCCTCTTCTGGCTCCCCAGTGAGTGTCTGTCAAAATAGCTACTCGCATCAGTTTCTGAGTTTTGCTGATATAGATTCTTTAATTGAATTATACTCTGATGTGGTGTATCCGTCAATGTCCCCATCCTCAGAGAACACAACTTCATAACCACCCTTCTCAATGATTCTTGCTTTGATCTCCATCTGCTTCTTCTCCTTCTGAATGCGTCTCAGGAAAGCATAATTAATGATTTGAGTGAAGTAAGCAAATGGATTCTTTGACTTCTCTGGATCAAAGTTATAGATGTATTGAACGCAATTTTCAATACCATCACTAATCATGTCCTCTTTGAACATGTAGTTTACAAAATTAGGTTTGTATGAAAGGTGTGTTGCAATCTTTAAGAAACACTCTCCAATGTAACGAGGAATCCTAGGTCTCTCAGTTCCATCCTCCATCGACTTAGTAACTTTCTCTCGATACTCAACCAAAGCAGCAAGAAACTCCTTGTTGTTTACATAATGCTCTGATCTTTTTCTCTTTGGCATTGTATTAATAAGCATAAGATTTTCCAAACTATGTAGATATTATAACATTTGGAAATCTAATGTACAAGCTTGACCAATATTAATTCTGTAAGTAGAATACCTTTGTTGGGGTTGATAGATGAGGTCTAGCTTTTCTTAAAGATCTTTTCTAGCAATTCTTTTGCTTCGTTGACACTTGAAATATATCCCATTTTTCTATTAATTTTTGGTTCCTTAGTTCTCTTCATTTTGTTAAATTGTTTAACAAAATTCTGATACAATGAGATAATCTCGATGTCACTGGACTCACTCATTGTCATCACATTATCCATATCAATTACAAACATATCCTCTGTTGTTGTTTTTAACCAGGGTTCTAATTTGTATCCGATAACGCTTCCATTTCTTTCTACGCTTTCAATGGTGACTGGATGATCCAGAATTAGCATTGTTCTTGATTCTTCTTCTGACGCAGCAACTTTTGCAAAGATTTCTTCGCCAGATTTTAGTTTTATTGTTGAATAAAAATCGTCTTCTATCATGTCTTTAAGTTAATCGATAAGATGTCGTAATTGAACTTCTCCTCGTTGTATATTTTAACTCGTTCAATAAAATGATTTAATGTATAATTCTTTCTTGAATTTTTTGTGCAATCATCAGCAATATCATAAAGCATTGCTTTTACTTTGTTTTTTCCTTTTCTAAGAACTCGTCCAATGCTTTGAAGATTTCTAACTCTGGATTTGCTTGGTGAGGCGAAGATAACATTATGGAGATTTTTAATATTGATACCAGTAGAAAAAGTTCCATAAGAGGCAACGATAATTGCGTTGTTTTCTCTTTCAGTGATTTCTCTTACTAACTCTCTTTCTTCTGCGTTC